CCCCTATAAACTTTCAAGTTGGCAAAGACAGAATTTTTTGTTAACTTGCCGCTTAGAATTCCATTGGAGTAATACCCTCTCATATCGTTGAAGGCATCGACAACAAAGTCAATTGCGCGCTGATCGACAGGCTCGTTGAAGAAAGACAGCCTATTTTCATACAATTGTACGAAGTCGCTCCTGTGGTCAATTCTACCGTAGTAGGGCTTTTCATACCAAAGATCAACAACATGCGGCTTATACTCGTCCCTAAAGACCTCCTGATCGTAAACTGTTCTATAGTGATAAGTATACTTAGGTCGCATAGAGTTTGAGGCTAACAGGATCTCCAGCGTCTTCTTTGGTCGTCCATAGATCTTATCAACTCGTGAATCAAGTGGCAGCGACTCGTCAGTCAATTCATGCCCGTGAGGTGGTGCGCCCACCACTCCATAAACTGCTTCACAGTTTGGGTAGCACTCGCTTTGAGACTCTTGCACAACAAAGTCTTCAATTTTATGCCTATGCTTTACATTTGGACTCTCCGGATGCGCGGTAAACGCAGTCCATCCGTTGCCGTGTTCATCGACTTGATAATCATGTAGATGATTAGCGTTAACAGATGTTTTCCCTAAAGCCATAGTGTTGTAATCCCTTAGTAAATAGGAAAGCCTTTAATTTCTTTCGCCTCTGTCTTGACCCCTTTGCCAGGAAAGTGGGCAAATCTGCATTTCAGAGTGGTGTAGTACCCAGTACTGTTCACCGAATGCGTAACTTCCTCGACCCTGTAATAAGCCTCAATGGGCAGCTTCTCTCTGCTGGTCTCCGCTCCCAGCAAGTAGGGGTGAAAGTATATAATGCTCTGCGGGACAAACAAAGTGTTACCCATCAACTCAAGGGTGAGGTCATATGCAGGCACCAGCATGAACGAGCTATCTACACCCTCGGACTTCGCTCGCGCAATAGTAGCCTCCCTAAATCCATTAATATCTTGTTTTCTAAATGAGGCTTTCAAAAGAAGACCACTTTCCTGCCCCCAAAAGAAGTGGTATATGTTTTCTGCCATGTCTGCTAAAAGATCGCCCTTTCTGTGGTAATAAAAGGGTTCGCTCCTGCCGGCAAGATAATATATCGGCCTTAAGCTTTTCTTCTGCCACCCCGTGGATCCCGTGTGTTTATTTAATTTATCTTTAAGGCTGCTTAAGTGAATCATGTCGGTTTTAATACTTTTTGCGTCAGACGTTTTCAATGACTCTTGCACAGATGAAAAGTCGAACATTGGAAGCGTTCCCTCGTATCCCTGCGTTGAAAGCGATGGTGTCGCCGTAAGACCAACCTTTCTAACATCAGCGAGGGCTATCTCCAAAAGCTGCCTAACGCCAACCTTCAAAAAGTCCCCTAGCGTATAATCAAACCGGCGCGGCCCTATAATTGTCCGAGTCAGCCATCCAATAAAATTCTCATATGTTATGGGAACGTCTAGTACGTTTAAAGAGAGAATAAGATCTTTTGTAATTTGATGCGCGTCTTCTTTTTTAGGACCTACTTCGTCCCGCTCAAACCTACTGTCACCTGGCATTTCAAAGCTTTCCGGCTCCTGGCCAGTCCTTTTCAAATGCATGCTGCCGAAGAGAACTTTAAGATCGCCTAGCGCCCCATTGACGCTAGAGAACATCGCATTAACAATATCACCCATCCTCAAAAAATATACAGGCACATTACCAAGGTGGCCTTCATTCTCTTTTTCAAACTCAGCCCGCTGGAGTCCCATATTATTGATCACGCTAGACACCGAATCTAGGTATTCCTGTCGTGCTTCCACAGGTTGTGCCCCCGTGTCGAGCAACCTTTCAGTTGTCTGGTCCATGGTTCTAAAATAGCCCGGTGGATCATTGCCGCCCAGCGACACTTCATATGCGTCGGTGCCCTCATAGGACCTTATACCACTATTATAAAAATTAGGATCATAAATAAGATATTTGAGAGTGGCCAAAAAACCCTTCTCATCACGCAACAATATCTTCCCAGGCCAAGTATAATAGGGAAATTGAAAAACACCCTTGTTCCAGCGATCTAAGTTCTGATTATAAATAATACTCTCGTCATCCATTAAACGTAAAAGCCACTTGCTCCAAGAACTTACCGTATCAACCATATCGCCGGGAATTCTTGTACTAATGTTTTCATGATATAATCTTGCAGCCTCTGGTTCCATCAAGACGCCCTTATCAGTTAAAGCCATGGCAAGAAGTTGTTCAGGTCCCATTGAGCTAGCTAACGCATAGTCTGGGTTAGGGTTACCAAGAAAATCTGTTTTTCCAATACTTAACAATTTCTTTTGGTGGACCCACTCTGTGTAGGAACTCATTTGATCAGAGGTAATAATTGGGGGGCGCTCCCCCGTAAGCCAACTGCTGCCTCCTGGCCGCAAGAAGGTGGCCCCAAAGTCACCTAAAAATGGTGCTATTAACGATTGCGTGAACCATTTGTTGAAGTCCAATTGCAACTTAAAATTCAATTCCCTCTCTCTACTGTTGATCTTACTCATCCGACTATCAATGGTCTTCGCACTCTCCTTATGTTCCTCCGTGAGCTTGCCTTTTTTTTCTTGAAGGAGCGCCTTTTCCTCAGCCAACAACTTAGTCTGCTCAAACGCAGCTCTATTTTCTAAAAACACATTAAGATTTTGTGCAAATACAGTCGCTTCAACCTTGCCTAAAAATTCCAAACTTAGTTGTATGCTGCCGTCGTCATTAAAGCTGATCGTATGATCTTGCAATTCACATAGAACCGGTAAATTCTGCTTTTCAATAACATCCTTAGCCGACTGGCCCCCTTTCTTAACCCACGCACCATCTTCGTCCTGCTCGTAGGCACTAATCTCTAGAGGTCTTCCCCCCACTAGGTCTGGAACGTTCCAGCCAAAAACCATCTTAACATCGTGTTTGCCTGCGTAATAAACAGATTTGCCATCATTTCTAAAAGCGGTTCCCGGCAACACCATCAAGTCAGACATTCTGTAGTGGTCCCCTTGAGACCTTTCCATTTTACCAAGTGCAACATCCGCCGCCATTTCTCTTTCTTTTTCAGAACCACCAAACTCCATAATCCTATCAAGATTATGCCTTAATATTTTGTTTAGCGCTTCGGCTGCCCACTCCCCGCTGGATGCGTTTCCCGCAACAATCGGTCGATCTTTGGTTAAAGACGTAATGTTTTTAAAGTATAAAACAAGAGACACCCTCAAGTTCGCTGTCACATCCGCATCGTTATATGACATCTGTGTGCATCGAAAATCTACAATCCCATACTCATCGTCATAATTTGTTTGTGTGTCGTCCATCTTCATCGGAGTTGTTGGAAAATCTAACGGTATCTCCACAAATGAATCATAGTTATCAATCTCCCTATAGATTTTATATATCTCTATCTTTGGCGAGAGCTTAGATATAAATGCGGATCCAAAAACTTTAAAAAAGTTCTTGAATTGGACCGCTTCCGGCGACTTTAAGTTCAAAAGAGGCGGAATGCGCAGTTGATCCTCAAACCGAGCATCCAAGCGATGAAACTTCGGTCTCATGCTCTCATTGGAAAGCTTTCTTCTCTCGACAGCCTTTTTAACAGAATTAGGATTCGCCTGCCCGCCAAAACGAGGAGCATCAGCAGTTTTCCCTGCGAGCAAGCTCTCGGCAAGAAAGTTCATAATCACTGCTAACTGTTTACGTTGTCCAAACTCGGTTGGTGAAATGCTAGGCATAATAGTCTATTCCGCGTGTCTCCATAAAATTTAGCACAACCTCGGGGGAAGCCGGTATGGTCAGCGTCTCCCCCGTCTTAAGCAGAGTGTCGCTTGGTATCTTGTTATACCAGGCTATTATATACCACATATCCTTATTGCCGTAAAATCTATGAGCAATTTTATACCAGTTGTCGTTCGCCTGTATAACGTACAACGTTTCGTTAACCATACTACGCAGCGCTCGCGTCTTTCTGGGGTACGTAGGGGGATCGCGCTTGGTGATAAAGTCCTTACCACGAATGCCAACAATGTCAGCAGACTTGCGCTTTGGTAAAATTTTATAGTCTCCGTTTCTTGCCACCTGTTGTCTCCTATTCTGGCTCTATTGCGCTATCTGATAAAGATTTAGTACGATCCGCGCTAATGCCGGGGCCCCCAGTTACTTCCTTCTTCGCGTTTTGCGTTACCACTCCGTGATAGCCCATGGCCTCATGAAGATTGACTTTATTAGTCTCGTCATAAAACATTTGTTTCATTGTCGTGTCCATTCCAACTGAATATGGGAACGCATTCGTTCGCGGCTGAGGGCTTGCTCCTGGGTTCCACAGTCCGATCGCTTGATGATGCACAGGCGTAAACGAAAAAGAAATCCCAAAACCCTTAGGAAGAATAGTATCACCCCCTGCCGACTTAATTATCTTCTCAATAAAAACGTCTGGTTCCGAGTCTTGCTTCATCGGGGAAAAATTCGTGCCAATAACGGTCGAAACCTTATCGTTCTCTCTCTTTATGTGATGGTAGCCCATAGAAGAAATCGGATTTATTTGTAAGTTGCTTATAAACCCAGGAAGACCCTTACCATCCTCGATATTTATAGAAGTGTAATCCCTGCCTCTTTGTGGACCACGAAAATCGCTAAATATTTTTTCTTCTTTTTCTTCTGTAGCCGTCCCCCCCCGAGGGGGTGTGTCTGCCTGGCCGAATACCGACCCTCCTGTCGGTTTGCCCTCCTCATCAACTACTTGTGCCCCAAGTTGTCCATTAATCATGCTCCATTTAACAGTGACCAAAGGAACCTCATCAAATAAATGAGCTTGCCCGTCTTCGTCCCCCATGTTCTTATAGATTGGATACATTGCCAAAGCCAGCAAACCGATCTTCTCCACATTCCAATGGGCCTCGTTAAAGTTATCAGAGAAAAGGTTAAACCTGAAACTCAAGCTTCTAGTCGTATTTTTGAATATATGAATCGGGTCCATCCTACCAAAAACAGGCGTGCTCGCCCAATTTGAGGTGAATGAATCAGAAAAATCAAGGTCAAACGCCTTGAAGTCAATTTGTGTCTGATTAGTGACACTTGTGACCGTAAACGTTGACGCCTTATTTAAGGCCGATGCGTAAATATCGCTTGGTGAAAAGAATGGCATTATCGTTGTTTCTCCCGAATAGTCCGTGCAAGGACCGCATTGTCGATAACGACCCTCCAGCCCTGAAGAACTGAGTTAACTGCTTGTCCTGCTGCGAGTCCAATTTCTTGGCCAATCTGTTGCGTATTTATAGACGCTGCTGCGGTGGCTGCTGGGCTCGGGGCCGTAGGGGCGGATACAGAGGCAGCGTCAACCGACATTCTATAAATCTGGCCCATCCTACCTGCCTTTCGCGCAATAGAATCAATCTTCATGTCTATGTTATCAAGTGGTCCTGCGAGCGCCGTTAAATCTTGTGTCATTGCTTTCACGCCCCTGAGCGCATTCATCGTCCTCGCGGCCTTGTCTGCCGATTCGTCCCCCCTCCAGGCTTTTATAAAATAGCCAATACCCGCAGTCAAAGCGCCAATACCCACGCCCACACCGGCAACCGCTGCGGATAGTTTTAGAAAGCCCTTCGCTGACATCCCTGCGGTGCCGCCCGCTGCTCCGAATCCAGCCGCACTCGCGCCTGCGGCAAACCCTGTGGTCTTGAACAGCCCCGCCAGAGGGGCAAATACAAACTTAAATGATTTCATAGCAAGTGTGAGTGCTCCAAGAGAGCCCACTACTCCAAGCAGCTTAAGTCCCCAGCCTCCCGTTCTATCATTCAATTCTATGAGCATACCCACAAAATTAGACAGTCCTCGGGTAATCGGTGTCATTGCAATTGAAAATCTCTCCAGCAGCGCGTTCCAGCGTGCTTGAAGGCTCTGGTTGGCATCAACAGCACCACTAAGGGCCGCTTGATCACTCATATATTCTTGAGTTGCAGTCTTCGCCGCCCTCAGGGCAGCCACTGTGTCGTATTGAAGGAGCTTTGCCGTCTCAGCCACACTCAAGCCTAAATTATTAGCCATAAGCATCCGTTGCTGCCTGTTCAAATCTGAAAAGCTTACGCCAGCTCGGGCCAAACCACCGAGAACTACCTCAACTTTTTCATTCTGATCCGCAAGCATTAAGTTTACGCCATCAATATTGGTACCAAACACCGCATTCATGCGGCCCGCTGCTCCAAGTGCGCCTGAATACGTATCAAGCCTGCTCGCTAATCCCGTAATAGAACTCATCTCGATCTGAAGGGCCTTCGCCGTCTGTGCCATTTCCTTGAACACCCCAACACCACGGGCTCCAAACTGAGCTATGGCGCTTGCCGCCTGGTTAAAATCAGTAATAAGTCGTTCAGGTGTTTGTCCTAATTTAATAGCAAAGGCACTTAGTTCTCGTGCCATGCTACGTGCTTTGTCGGGGGTTTGTCCTATGGCTGCCGTCAATGTGCTTATTGATTTTGCGTAAGTGTCAGCCCCAAGACCAGCAGCCTGTAATTCAGCGCCCGTCCTAGCGAGTGCCTGCTGGACGGTAGTTCCAAGAGTGCTAAACATCGTAAACTGATTATTTAATGTCACAAAGGCCTGCCTTACTTCCTCTAGACTCGCTCCGAACTGCCCTGTCGTGTAAAAAACCTTACCAAATATAGCATCATAGCGGCCTGCTGCTCCTGTCAACTTATTCATACTAGCCAGATTCACTTCGAAAGCTTTTGTCATCTGCAAGGACATTCTTTCGAAAGTAGCTGTTATACTTCCCCCGAACACTTGACCAAATTTTGCTTTCAGCACCTCTGTGAAATCTATACCTGCTGCCGTGGCCTCATCAAAAGCGCTTCTAAGGCCCGTCAAAAAAGTACTTCTTGGGGCAGCGAGGCCCATCGCTGAGCTTATAGCCGTAAACGACCTCTCAGCCTGTGCTTCCACCGATTTAATTGTATTTTGAAGATCCGCCAGGGCTGCGGATGACTGGCCTACGGTGGTTGTAAGATCATCCACTCGATCTGCTATACTCTCAAAGCTATCGCCAATGATATCTTGAACGTCAGTCATAGAGCGAAGCCTCTCTTCAATGTTCCTAAGAGAGGCCTCCTTAACTCTAATCGCTTCGTTGCCCTTTGCCTCTGCCTCGTTGATGCTCTGGTAGCTTTGGAGCAGTGAAGCTGCGCTGGAAAGCTGGTTCTGCATCTCGGCGCGGATACCGCTTGCTTGTTGATATATAGAACCCTCTTGCTCTATCAAAGCCTTGTTAAGCTCAATCTGTTGCTTAGTTAGAGCTACTACCCTTTGTTTTATTTGGTCGTCGGATGCCATTCATATTGCCTCTACTTAATTGGCCAATTAAGACCGGTTTCTCTTTCGAAGTTTTTTATAGCATTGTCAAGAGTCGCCCTATGCGCATACGTCCTTGCATTATCCAAGCCATTTTGCATTATGCTTCTCATATATTGTGCTTCGCTCTTAAGAGTTCCAACGAAAGCATTAACCTGCGCTCTCGTGCCCGATACAGCCATATTAGGCATTGCAGACCCCAAAATCATGGCCGATAAGCTACTTGCTATCAGACCGATCGCCGCCTTTACCTCATAATTCTGAAAACTTAAAATATCATCTACATTCACAGCCATAAAAACCACCTCTTAGTAAATAGTAGTTACTTAAAATTTAAAAGATGAATTGTTCGACACGGCTTCTCTCTGCGCTTCATTTTCTTGCTTGATTTGCCTGCTCAGACGCTCAGTAAACCAATTTCTAAGCCCAACGGGCAAATTATAGCACTCTGTCAGAGTGAAGTTGCCCGTATAATTCAAGTAGAACATCTGCTCGTAGGCACCTTCAATATATTCATCAGTCAAACCAAAAAAAGTCGGGGTTAATCTTAACCTCCATTTCGGTATCAAACCCGCATGTTTTGCACTCAAACTCGTGCATCATAGAAATATTTGGCATCATAGACTTAACGTTCCTGCGAATAAATTTCGCATCAAACGCTGGTAAGCTTTCAACTGCCCTTCGGAGAGTAGTCGGTTCCGTCTCACCATTAATCTCAACAACGTATTGAGCCATCTGATCAACCAGACTTGGCTCTTTTTTCTTATTGAATTCTAATTCATCGGCTCCCAGTAAGGGCCTAGCCGACACCATATACTTTGTAACCGGCAGCGAAAACTTAAATAAACCGTCTTCGATAGAAATATCATTTTCCGCGCAGTACTCCTGCCAGTCATTTATCTTGGCATCATTTAAGTCGTGTTCTTGACTATTATGAGCACCACAGACAGGGCAAACAGCATTCGTTTTGTATATCTCGCCATATCCCGCCTTTCGAGCCTGCAAAATCATTGCAGACCTATCACCACTTAGAAGACTCGAAGGGTTGACACCTTTCGTCAAGGTTATAGAACCCAAAAGCTTGTCAAAGACAATTCCCTTCTTAATAAGTGATTCCGAAGTAAGAATATCCTCTTCCTTCGCCGTCATGTGCTTTATCTCAACGGCATCTTCGCCGTGTAGCGGGTGCCCTGCTCTATAAAAAAGACCTCGGGAGGGCAAGTCCACGAAGTCACTCGGAGTTATAAAGCTCATTTCAGAACTTTCTACCGGGGGGGCCGCCTCAATAGCTGCGCGGCCTGCATTTCTTGACATATCTACCTCGTTTTAATCAAATTTTATAATGCGGTGGGGCTCGTAAAGTTGGGTTCTGCCGTAAATGTAGCATAGTCATAAGATATCGTTAAGGATATACTGTTAATTGCTTCAGACATGTACGAATTACTTCCAAAAGCAACAGACTTAATCCACGGATTGACAAGATTCCATTCATCAAGAATCGCAGTGCCATGGGCGTAAGTTTGCAAACTCTTATCTAAGTCCTCTTTAATCATATTCGCTTGTATCTGCTTGATGTTGAACATCCCCAAAGCATTAACAGCGGACTCCTTGTTTATCGTCAATGGAGTTCCCTGGTTCGCGACCTCTGCCGGATCCTGGTAGCCAGCGGCCATCAGCATCTGATAAATTGCGTTACCACTGTCGCCTTCCACGCCATCGTCCATCCGAACGTCTGCGATTCTCATCGTGACGTCTGACCACGTCGCGGTACCCGGAAACTTAAATTTATGATCCAGAAACGCATGCGCGTGTTCACTGATTGAAAAAGAGGGTCTCGATGCCTCCATTGCAAAGAACTGGAACAGATTAGTTACAGAGGCCGGCCCCACCGTAACCAAAAATTTATGTTGCCTTTTTACTTTAAGCTCTTTATTAGTCCAAAACGCCATTTACTTATTCTCCCTATTGTAATTAGAACTCAACTCCAGTATTTGTCAATGTAAAATCAATCACGATATATTCAATCGCTCTCGCCGGTTTAACGAGCAGCTTGACGTACATAACATTTCTGTCGATCAACTCGGGTGTCGTCGTCGTATTATCCAAGATAAGCTTGAAATCGGTGATTCCGAGTCCTGCCTTAATATCTTGAAGTTTCGGCGTAACAATCGATTTGAATCTATCCCAAGTAGCCGGTACGTTCTGCTCGAACAAAAAGCCCTTAGAAGTCTCATTTAAGAAGTCTTTAATAAAGATTGAAAGTCTTCTCACATTAATCCTATCAAGAGCGCTTCTCTTGACCTGGAAAGTCTTTTGCCCGAACACAACAAACGCGTTGTTAAAATTCTTAATTGGATTAACATTTGTAGTATACAGATCGTCACTCTCCCTCTGTGTTAGGTAATGACCCAAGGCCTCCGGAACCACCCCAGAGCTACCTTTGGTACCTCTCAGGGCCGCAGCCAGACCGCCACGATTAAAGCCAGCAGGGGCAAACCATAGCTTCTTGACGTTCTCAGTGTATGAGAGGGCGCCAAGGCCCGCAATACTAGACGGTAACACTAGTGCAGACGATACACCGTCCCCGCCATCAACAACTGCGTCAATATCCGGGAAGAATGCACAACCATAGCTGGTGTCTAGTCTTCTATTCCTCTTGTTTGTCAGCAATGTGTTCACCGAGCCGTACTCGTTAACGCTCGTAGCTACGGTTTCAGTGTTCATCGTCTGCCCTGCATCCAAGTCGACAATGGCTAACAAATCTCCTCGCTCAGTTGCCCTATCAAGCAACCTCTTGGTTAAATTCTCTTCACGAACACCGGGCATAACAACCATAGAGCCAGGAGTAAAGTTTTTATCACCGGCCATATCGATAGCTTTAGCTAAGCTAAAGAATGCGTAGTTAGTGCTCGTTTTTGCACCATTCACAACGGTGTTGCTAAGCGGGTCAGACTCCTGTACATCGAAGCCGTCGAAGCCGCCCCACAGAGGTACTCTAAAGCCCTTAACCTTTTTAACCAGGTTCCGGGATCCGGAGTTGTACGTGAAAGACGACTGACCGTTTCTACTTCCTGATTGGTATAACAATGTATTGTCACCCTCAACAAGATCGTCAAGTGTAAAGTAGTGAGACGTTTCGGTGAGACCACTGACACTCGTGCCCTTAGCTCTCAAGCCATCAAGAAGAGATCTATCGAACTCCATCTTATTACCACCGCCATCCGACGAGGACTCGAACACCTGCATTCCGAAGAGTGTTTGTGCTGTTCCAGCACCAATCGCGGTGCTGTCAAGTGGGGGTCTTTCCACCAATCTAACGGTTGGATACGTAAAAGATGCAGTCTTGGCTTGAGACATCATGATTGCTGACTGGTTGGGGCCAAACACCGTACTGGTAGACCCAGTGCCAACAGTTGAATAGGTGGTGCCCTCAATTCCTTGGAATGTGCCCGAAGTCTGCCCGGCCCCTCCATTAAGAGTGCCAGTCGCAGCATTCGCAAGTCCAGCGTTTGTAGCGCCTCCCGTTGACGCAGTGACGGCCCAAACGTTCAGCGGGGCGCTATCCTCCGACCCTGAGAAGGAGGAGCTTACTGAAAGCGTCCAGAGGTTCGGCGATGTGGCGTCCTCATATGTTTTAACCGTAACATAGTTAGTGCTACTATCATAAGAAGCTGTAAGATTTGACCCTGTCGCCAGTCCAATAGTTCTTGCGAGAAGGTCACCAATCTGATCAATGGTAAGCAGAGAGCCTACGCCACCCGTTAAGAAGCCGCCCTGAAGCGGAGCAATTGGCCCACCACTATCAAGATTAGTGGTTTGGGTGGGTGACCCTGTAATAAACAACCTAATTGCAACCCCTGCGTCAGTACTACTACTGATAGTAAGAGTAGACCCAGCGCTAAAGCCCTCACCCGCAGCAGAGTCATCGCCTGCTGACTGCCCACCTGAACCTGTCAAGATGTGAATGCTGGCTGATGCCGCCACCGGGTCATTGGCGTAAACCTCAAACCCTTTGTAACGATCAGGCCCAAGATAGCCAAACGGAAGGGCAGTTGGCGTTAAGTTCGTAGCCGCCATTTCGACCCTGATGTATCCGGATCGATTGACATATTTTCCATTGATGACGAATCTCCTGTTGGACTCGTCCCAAGTAACATATCTTGTACCAATCATCTTAGCAATATATTGATTGTCACTTGGGTTCAAGTTGCAATTCGCAAACCTCTCCAACTCTCTACCGCTCTTGTTAGAGTAAACCACCACGTCAAACGATGCGTATGGATTTGACACCTGATTCTGGCTGACAGACAGATCTTCAATGGCAACATGGATTCGTCCTTGGGTTAAATCTCTAGATACAGCGTGGAACTTAAACAATCTCTCCGCATTAGCAGCCCTTTCAGGATTAAATGCAAAGTCGCCAGAGCCGGTTGAATTCGTGTCTGCCGCAATAACAAAGCCACTAGCCGCTGCGGTGGCCCCCTTTCCTTCCAAATCTGCGTAAGAGGTAGCCGCGCCTTCGAGGGGCAATGTTACACCCCAGCAAACGCCTCTAGGGACGTCATGCTCATAAGTTTCACCAACCCAATAGTTGTCATACTGGTCAGAGTCAGTCGCATAAAGAGTAGTGTTCGTGTTAACTGGGTTAGTATTTAAATCTCTGATGAACGTCATTTCTTCACCAGAATTATTATCGAATGTAATTTTGCTGTTAATTACCAAGTTGCCGGAGCCATCTCTGATCATTAAATCAAAGGCGGGCTTTGTACTTGTGCCCGTGTTAGTAGATTTAATAAAGGTGCAACTTCCAGTGCCCTCTGTGTCGTCAGCCCTTGTACCCGAAAGCTCAACAGACCCAGAGTCCAAGTAGAAAACAGCAGCAAGAGAACCAGTTGCCCGTGGGTTAGCATCGCCTAGTGATGCAGAATTAATAACAAAAAGGCCCATAGCCCCTTGGAACGTGCTTGTAGTTCTATTATAGTTCGCAAGTTTGTACCCGGTCTGAACCCCCGACGTCTGGTCCTGGCTCTGCATGCCCACCACGCGAATAACCGTGACCGGGATGTTATTTGCAAGTGCCACTTTGGTAGCAAACCCAGCGTATTGAGGAGAAGTTATATTACCCCGTCGCCAAACATCGGCCTTGTCCATATCAACAACGCCGGTAATCACACGGCCAAATATTCTCTCAAAGTCAGCTAGACTTTGTACCACCGTGGGTAAGTTATCTGGTCCTTTCTCAAAACGCCCAATAATAACCGGACCCTTTTGTACTGGTAGATTGGGCAGCGCGGTTAAGTCAATTTCATTTATTTTTATGCCGGGGGAAGCAAAGTCAAATTTAGTCGCCATTATTAATTCTCCTTAATAGACTCTAAATAAATAGTTTTTCAAAGTTTCAAAGTAGCTTGGTTGTAGAATTTCTAGATATCAGGACACGTCAACAGTATACTCCTCTGTGAAGGCTATACTAACTGCATTTTGTCTTTTAACGAGGCGCGGCCTTTTCTGGTTGACGTCATCAGTGCTTAAATCTGCCAGAACCTCAGCAGAAATCGTAGTCGTATACCTTTTCTCCTCTTGTTGCACATTCTCTGCGTTTGTGGCCACGTTATATTGCGCATTAAAGAACACTTCGTATGCTTGGTCCTCATCTTGAAAGCGAAAAGTGTTTATATTCCCGGTGGATCTCACAAAGGGCGTAACACATTGATTTAGCTGTTGCAAGTATTCGGTTACTACAAAAATCTTGTACTTAACAAGGCAGAATATAGGCATTGGGGCGAAATAAGTTTCATAAACAACCTTACCCGGCATTTTTCCCTTGGAGTTCGTGAAATTTTTATCATATTTGGTTGCGGCGTTTATGAAGTCCTGGGTTTTCTCAGTGTTTACTCTCCTCATAACAGGTATGGAGCCTCCTTGAACAAAGTTGTCCCATGGAATTGTCATCTGGATCGCGCCTTTTTTTGGCTCCTTGTCTACGCCATCTCTGAAAACCGAAATAAGTGGCAATTTCTTTATACCAGTCCTTTCCGTAAATAATTCGGGGTTATGTTTTGCATGAAAGGCGCGCTCCGCTGAAAGCCAGATAACCGGCGTCTTCTTGTAGCCTCTGTTGGTCACAGCATGTATATTAAAATACTTATCTATTAGGTTCATAAAGGCTCTATCGACGCGTTCTAGCGTTGTCTCGCCTCCTGGGGTTCTCCTCGTGTTCTTATCTACCATCAAACAGTCCCTCTCTCGCCTTAATACACTTCGCGGCTATTTCAAAACGATGATCCATCTGGCCAAACAACAAGGTAGGCTCTCCCAAGGACACTATCTCATAGAAAAATTCGCCATATAAAACAAAATCACCCTCTTTAACGTATAAATCTTGGTCTTCTTGCAGCCTTCTCCTGCTAAAATGTACAGTGATAGCCGAGTCTCTGTCGATGCCGAGGTTCGATGTTGTAGTTTCAAGCTTCTCAAAGTCAACAAGAGCGTATACTCTTATTGGTGGTAAAAATATCTTTTCGATCGCTTCGCCATAGACTGGGTGAAAGTTTGTCTTATCCACGTCAATGGGATAATATAGTATTTGCTGGCCTATGACACGTTCAATTAGTTCGTCATTGACCTGCTTGACAAGGTCACGCTCCTTTTTCCCAGCAAAAAGGGGAGGAGGTGCCTGCGCGGGTCGTTCCCATTTATTTGTATACTTGCTTGCCACTCATCTACCCCACATAAAGCGATAACGGAACCGACTTAAACGTTTTCTCTGCTGACTCTACAATAGCCGCATCCTGCTCAACAAGCTTTTGATACGTCAAGTCATCAAGCGTTGTCTTCAGTTCAGATTTTAATTTCTCCTGTTCGTCCTTCGCCTGGCTAAGCAAATCAGAAGCATTCATAGTGATAGAACTGCCGGGAATTGGGATTGTACCAAACTTTCCTCTTATCTGCGCCAGCATCTCTTTGCACAAGGCTAAAGCATAGCGCCTAATCCACTGTTTACCCATAGAGTTAATCTTGCCAAAAGGCAGATAATTAAAAGGAAGAGTGTTTAAATTATTAATCCCCTCAACTTGCGACTTATCAATAGAATCACTATCCGTCTCCCAAACATTCTTCTGAATACTAAATTGTATCCAGATTTTCGTGGGTGTCCCTTCAATTGGCTTGGGGAAGATCCTCAATCTATTATTTTTTATTTCATAAGAGTAATGTGAGTTTCGCGTGTAAATTGCATCTTCATAGGCCATTGCCTGCATTTTGTTCTGCCATACCGGAATGACCTCAAATGTAGAGTCATCAGCATACATTCCATATGTAGAAAGGTTGCCAACGGTGTTGAGGCCGCCAAAGTAGCCATAAAATCTCCACATAGAATGAGGAGTTTTAAAGAACACTTTTTTGACAAAAACTCTGTTATCGCCAACCTTCTCATAAAACGGAGAAGTGGAATCGTTAGCAGAAGCGGAGACCAGCGCCTGAAGATCGTAATCCTGTGAGCCGGGGTCGGCAGCAATTGACGCAGAATATATTCTTTGTGTTCCACCAACATTAACCTCGGTTGCAATGGCATCTGCCACTTGACGAGCGTAGCCAAAATCAAAACGAGGGTATCTTAAGGCAACCTGCGTACTAACAGCCGTCCCACTAAGCTGGCCGTTCTGGTCAAACGACCCAGTAGCATTACCCAGCGCTTGCCCCAATGTATTCTTTGCTTGATGTAAATTTATTATAGTAGAATACTCTAGAACCGCTTCTTCATATGCGGCAAAAACATTCTTCTCCGTTATCTCAATGTCTAAAACATCGCCACCAAGCTTTCTGTAAGTGTAGTTAACCTGATCTACAGCTCCCGAAATAAAGTTAACGTCATATAGCTCATTCGTTTCGCCATCCTGCTTAGTGCTGTCAACGTAAACAGCTAACGGATAACTTGCTGCGGCGGTCGCCGTCGTTAAAGAACCCGTCTCTGGTAAAGTAATCGCACTCGTTACCGATGATGGTGATAATACCGGGACTGCCATACATTAGTCCTCCTACATACTAAGTAGTTTTATTAGGTGGTATTAGGGAAATAGGCCTAATCGTTTAAAAAAAAACCCCCAACCGATATTGGAAGGGGGTTTGATATTTGATATATCAAATATTCTTAGAGAACAGTATATTCAACCACAACATTAAAGCGACCGGCTCTAGCGTCGGCGTTAAGGGCTGTAGTAGTACAAGCGTATAAGTACTTTAAGGTTGTTGCAACCGCAATATTTGGAGAGGCATATGTCAATGCTGCTGAATTGTAATTCAGATCTGCTTCGGTATAACCGGTCGTGGCGCCTGAGCCATCAGGAGCGACCATCAAAGCGCCTGCTCCAAAAATCTCAGTGGGGGTGTCGATCGCAGCGTTTGCGGCTGTGCCCGTTGTCGCGCTTAAGGACAAATGTCCGACGAGCGTTTGACCGGCTGCTGTTGTGACATTAAAATACACTTTGTCAATTATAATCTTTGTAGGAGTTTGCATACCATCGGGTACCGTAATATCCAACTCGCCCAACTCAACCAGAACATCATCGGCGCCAAACGCTGAGGTGCCATCACCAATGTTCGCCAAGGTGCCATTAAAGGACTGAACTTTTCTACAGCCGGTGTTCAATGCCACGCCCTCGGGTGCGTGCTGGGCGCTTCCCCAGTTAATCTCTCTCTTTAAATTCTCTAACAATGCCTCTGTTCTCGCGAGGCCTACTCTTTTAGTACCCATGTTAAAAACCCTCCATTTATAATCGTGTCACCGCAAATTGCGACCGTGCCTTCAAGCACGCAATAACTTGGTATATTATAAATAGTAAAAGAAAACCCCGGCCTCCTAAAAGACCGGGGTTTATATGTCATACTTAACCGTAGTTAAATATTAGCTAGTAGCGCCTGCACCTCCGAGGAGATCCTGAACGACCACAACACCATACATGTCAGGTCGAACCATCTTCTTGGCGTACCGAGTCATGACACCCTTACGGGGCACGAAGTCCTCGACACCGAAGATAGTCGGCGTGACCTGCAACGGCACGTATGGAGCGTACACATAGCCAGACTCAAGGAAGCTACCACCCTTACGGCCCACAAGAATAATATTTCTCATGAAGTAAGGATCGACGTAAACGTCAAACTTCTTGGTCAAGCTGCCAACCTTAACAGCGCCAATAGTACCACGATCAACATCAGCGGTAACGTTAGCACGGAAGCCAGCAGTAAACTCAAGAATATTGGCAACTTCAGGGCCGCACACAACAAAGTTGGCGCCGCCACGAAGCGTCTTCCGGTGAATCTGAGCGCTCACGTCATTAATGGTCTCGACAAGAGTCTCATACCATTCCGACACGTTGCCCGTGAAGTCAGGAGCAGCCGAAGAGGCTCCAACCTCAGCACCAGTAGTTCTCAAAAGGAACTTGCCAGGTGAACGCGACCAGTAGTAAGTACCAGCCTTGGCCATAACAATCAAGTCCTCAAGAATCTCACGATCGATCTCAAGAGCAATCTGCTCGGAGAGAATCTGCGTAAGCTCAACCTCAGCATCGAGATTGTGATACGCATTGAGATCTTGACCAAGCTCAGGAGTCCATTTGGCCTTGAGCTTCTTGGTGATGGCCGTCACAGCAACACTGTCAACCTTGATGTTGATCTCTGGGATCTCGGCCTGGTTTTCCAGTGCCCACTGAGAAGCACCCATAACAGAGCCAACCGCGTCGCCTGGGCTGAATTTATCATTGATCGTGAAGCCAAAACCGAGACCAGCATGATCCGCAACATCAACCGCCACGTCAGATGTCGCTGCCACCGTGGGAGCTTGGTAAACAACCGTCAATCCAAAAGTAGCCAAGCCCGGATCCTGCATTTGGGATGAGCCTGTGCTAATTTGCGTCAAGCGACGAATCACTCTACCGCCAGAACCAAGAGCCCCGGTCAGGTTAAAGCTAATAAGATTATTGACATTAAGCTGTTCCATGTCACCCACTGTGCTACCACTGTACGACACGATAACCACGCCAGAGCCCGACAAGTCAGGGTCATACTTGGTCAGCCTGTCAATGACGGCATTGCCCGCAGATGCGGTGCCCTGGAGGTGCGTACCACCATTACCCAGAATCGCCGAACCAGTTGGCGAAGCATAACCGTTGTTAAGAGCATAGAAGCCACGCTCAGCGTAGACACCATTAAGCTCAACACCCTCGGTAATCTGCGAGCCAACCTTGCCACCACCATAAAGCGAACTAGTTCTCTCGAAAGCAGCGTTGTTAGCGTCTGCTCCGAGTCTAGTATCGTTATAGGTGAAATCCATGAAGAAAATCAGGCCCGAAGGCAAGCTCATGGGTTGAACACTAACAAGATCGTTAGCAATCAGTCCGCCGAAAACACGACGAACAATGGGAAAAGCAACAGAAGCAAAGCCCTGCACATCTCCACCGGCCATGGACGAAACCTCCTTGAGTAGCTGTGCAGCCTGGTTCTCAAGTAAGCGAGCCATGTTATTTTTCTTAAAATCAGAGCTTAAACCTTCCAAGAGTCCGGTTCTGTCCCACTTCGCAAGCAGGGCAGCACCTTCATTTTGGAGGGAACGCTCTTTAATACCCTCAGTAAGGGTTTCTAAAACAGACATTTGTAAATCCTCCTTTAAATCTATTTTAATCCAGCTAGTGTTTTCCAACGATCTAAGGCTGGTGCTTGATCATCTGGTGTTGATTCTCTCTGGCGAGATAACAACATCGTCGAAGAGGAGCGTTCAACGGCTTCGCTAAGTGATTCTGGATGGCGTTTGGTGCTGCCCACTGAGCTTTGAAGTGTTTCAAAAATTAACCTTGCCTCTTCAACGGATTTAGCCTCAGAAAGTCTTTCGGCAAGTTGTGACTTTTGCCGCTCATTCAGGGAGTTACTTTCTAAAACTCTAACTTTGTAGAGGAGTCTCGCATTAACAACATTAGACTCCTCCAAAATATCTTTCATCATCGTCACTGCTTCTGTTAGTTTCTTGATGTGTGACTCTTTACTTTTTATTTCTACCAAGCTACTCTCAACAGTGCTCTTAAGCGATTTGTTTTCTTTCTGTAATTTCTTTACCGCATTGTTTACAGCTTCAAATTCTTCTTTGACGTCATCGTCTTGCAGAAACGCAAGCATCTGCTCCTCTTTATGTTTCATAATTCTGCCGGGAGTACCAGCCCAGCCGCCTGCCGTAGGCTTAATGTCGACTCGCATGCTTTCTGCTATTCCATCGGCTTCGTCTATCTCCAAGATCTGCTCTACTTCTTCTTCGAGGCTTTCATATAATTCATCTTCGGTGACTCCCGCCAACGACTCCTCAAGATGCTTAAGATTCAGCGTGATAATTTCCTCGCCGGGTTCTGCCGACGCTACCTCTTGTTCTTCGTCGCTTGCCATTTCTTCTTCAGACCCTAATCCTTCGGGAGTATCAGGACAAATACAAAGTTTAGCACCGCCCTCTTGCTCATGAGAGGGAGCTTCTTCAGCCGACGTGCTCACTTGGGAGAGAATATCTTCCACTTCGCCCCCAATTCCCACTTCGTCTTCTTCCTCAAAGCCAAAACCAAGATCAGCTTCAAGCAATTGCTCTACCGCCTCCTTGATCTGGCCTGAATATTTTTCTATAACAGCGGCTTCTGCGCTCTTAAACGCCGCCTCTCTCAATGCTTCTGCTTCAACTATTGCTTCGTCAAGTAATGTGGACATTTGGTCACTCCTGAAAACACGTCATAACTAAATAGTTGGTTTTATAGTAAAAAAACCAAGTCTATTGATTAGATAGTCCAAGCGTCATACAATAGAGCATAAACATACACATCTAGCCTCACGTCAAACTATACCATTTGCGCGTCAATGCCAGAGCCGGTCAAGTGAAACATGCTACTGGTACTAATGCTTGTAAGCTCTGCGAATATCTGGTATCCAGACTGCCCGTGGACTGCCGAAACGTACACCTCTTTGCATTTCACGTTCATCGTTATTGAACCGCTATTACCGGGGACGGTTATATAGTGCTTGCTGGTGTAGATAGAAGAGGTAGTGCTAAATAATTGCTGTCCAACCATACCGGGGCCGCTCACGGGGCCATCAACAGTGCCGCTTTGAAAGTGAACCTGAATAGGAGTTTCCGATGACCCAGTGCATATCACGGTAAAAGACTTCGGGACTCTCTCAAATTGTACCCGATGACAGAATCCATCATCTATCATAGATCCAGTTATCCATGGTGATCCACTACTTTGGTATGATGGCGTGTGCCATAGCCCAGGGGGTCCGTATTTATTCTGTCCAGCCATTTTTCATCTCCGTCTTTTTATAAATAGTTATTTTATGTCCAATTTCTTATTTCTTTCTTGTTCTGCTTTGCGGGCATTGTTCATTTTTTGCCTTTTCTGCCTGCGCCTCTTCTTAGAAGGCTTTTCATGATATTTTTTACTTAAAAACTTTTCTATTACCTTCTCTTTCTTAACCTTCTTAATGAATTTTTTTATTAACCTATTTGTATCTCCACGAACTTCTCGCAGATCCACTTCAACATTTATTGCTCTACCCATTTTTTATCCTTTTAAAGCATCCCACTTGCCGCCAGCAAGTTCCATAATTCCAGATATGTCAACTCCAGAGTCTCCCGGAGCTGCGCCGCTGAGGGCTTTGCCAGCATTACCGCCACTTTCGGCAATTGGTCGTGTATTTTCAAAAACATTTACGCCGGCCCCGATAGAGCCAACCGATTCATTGAGGCGCTTGATTCTTTCTTGACGCCCCCGCTCATATTCTTCCTCTCTACGCTTTACTTCTTCTAAGGATGGTCCTTTTTTTACCTCAGTTATAGTTTGCGTGCCCATGCCTTTTACAACTTCGGACACTACTTGCGATAAAATACCCTCTTCAAGGAGGACTTCTTTAATTGTTTGTTTGATTAAAGGTTTTAATACTTTTTTTAATTCATTTGATTTCATGTATCACTCTTAATTGTGCTTTTGTTACTTTCACGATAGGATGTCCTTAATCAAAGAAACGATCTTGTTTTCATTAACTAGGCCTTCATAAACGTTAATGTGCGGGCCAATTGAAATGTTTTTAGGTGATAAATACGCACCCGGTGTTGAGGGTTCTGAGACCATATCAAAACAAATCAATTGAAAATCGTCCTCAACAATGGTTTCTCCATTGGATTCACGCACAGAGCCAAGACCCCTTGAAGAAATACCAAGCTTAATGCCTTCTTTAACCAGTGTTTTAAGAATTTTACCAGACGGCGTATCAAGCACTTCAATCTTGCCCATTACACTATCACCATCCCACCACATCTTCGTTACGAGGTGGCTGGCGTTCCTTAGGTTGATAACAGAATCATCAGGGTGGTCAAGTTCCCCCAAGGAACGACGCTCGCTCACAGCATTTTGGTATCTTTCAAGCTCTCTATTTAAAGTTTCTTTACGATAAACTCTCCCATTACCATTTTTAACGCCCGCCTTCTGGCAAACGCCGACAAGATAAACGCCCCCGTTGGAAATATTGCGCTTCTCAGCCTCTGTCAAGCGTTCAACAGGACAGCGACCTTCGGGGCATAATTCAAAATATTCTGTG